AACCCTAGTTTTTCTGGTGTAAACACTTCTTCACATTACTTAACAATCGACTCGCAAGAAGCAAGCAGAAAACAAGCAGTTAAAGATGAAATAGAGGCATACAAAGATGAATTAGCGAGAGATGCTTCTAATACTACGTTAGCCAGGTTTATAAGAAACTTGGAATCACGCATATATGCTCAGCTATCGAGACAAATGGTAGAAAGTTTGTTTGGAGAAGATAAAAAGGAATCAGGGTCATTAACGCTAGAAGGCAATAAAATAGAATATGAAGTAATTGAAAATGAAACTATCACACTTACTATTACTGATGAATCGGGTGGGACGACTACTATTACTGTTCCTATTGGTGATTTCACTTTCTAGTTGCGCATCTAAGAACCTTCTGGATGGTAGTGGAATACCCAACATTGTAATAAAAAAATCATCAATATTAGAGTTACAATCAGAAGAATTAAAGAATCTAAAACCAGCAAAACGTAAACCTGTCATAGCTATTTATCCCAATAGTTTTATGGATCATACAGGACAGCGCAAAAGTAATGGTCAGTTTGCTCTTTTCAGCACCGCTATTACCCAAGCCCCTGAAGCATATTTAATTCGCGCACTTAAACACGCAGCAAATGGAGAATTTTTTAGAGTAACCGAAAGGGTAGGTTTAGATTCGCTAACAAAAGAACGCCAAATTATAAGAAGCACGCGCGAATCTTTTGAGGAAGAAACACAAGTAAAACCATTACTGTTTGCTGGACTTTTGATTCAAGGTGGTGTATTGAGTTATGATACAAGTACGAAAAGTGGTGGAAGTGGAGCCAGATGGCTTGGTATAGGTTCTTCTAAGCAATATGTAGAAAACCTGATGACCATAAGTTTGAGATTGGTTTCAGTATCCACAGGTGAAATATTGGTTGAGGTTCTTGTTACAAAAACAATACTCTCAGTCAGCTTATCGCAAGATATATTTAGATTTATTGATGAAGGAACTCAGCTAGTAGAGGTTGAGGGTGGTGTTACAGAAACCGAAAGTTCATCAATCGCCCTACAAAAAAGCATTGAGGAAGGTGTTTTACAAATAATTAAAATAGGTATTAAAAGAGGGTATTGGGAGTATGGAGAATAAATTTAATAAAATTACCGCAGTTGTTCTTTTAGCTTTGTTAGTTTTTGCCGTTGGAACAAATGCAGACGATAATGAAATCTTTGTATCGCAGGTCGGTGCGACGGCTTCTATAGATTTGGAGCAGCTAGGTTCTGGCAACATCATAGGTGGCTTGAACTCTGCACATGGCTCTATGACTGAGTTTGATTTAGATGGTGCGACCATGACATTAGATGTGAACCAAATAGGTAACAATAACAAGATGTTAGGTGATATTAATGCAGATAGCCTCACAGGTATATTTGATTTTGATGGTGATACAAACTCGTACACTATTCAGGTTGATCCTGGTAACTCAAACTCGGCAGATAACGCAAATATAAATGTGGACGTGGATGGTTCAACCAACACCATGACACTGGATTTGGCAACCAACAGTTTAGCTAGTGGCGCAGATATAGACACGATTGTGCAAGGTAGTAGTAACACTGTTCACATTGATTTAGATGTAGATTCAGGTACAAGTTATATAGACCTAGATGGTGACTCAAATACTGTTGACCACAATGCGGACGGCTACGCTGGCGTTTATTTCAAACTAGAACATGATGGATCAACAAGGAGTTTTGACATTGACCAACAATCTACACAAGACAATGATTGGCTTCGGGTCGTTAGTTCTGGTTCTGGTGGAAGCGTTTGCATTAACCAGTCAGACCAGGGTACTAGCACAAGCTGTTGATATTGGAAGTATTACAGAACTGAAAGGTAACACCAGAGTCGTAAGAGATAAGCCATACGAAAGTGTTATTGATTTCTCACTCAACGCTATGGATCGCCTAGAAACAAGTAATGGCAGAATGGGCGTTATGTTTCGTGACGATACTACAATAAGACTTACAGAGCATTCTAATGTCGTAATTGATAAGTTTGTATTCGATCCCAACCCCAGTAAGTCAAGTATGGCTTTGAACTTTGTAAAAGGCACAGGGCGTTTTATATCTAGTAAAAAACCACGCATACCAAAAGAAAACATATCAATCAGAACAAACGCAGCTACCATAGGTATAAGAGGTACAGATTTCACAATTACAGTAAAAGAGTCAGGCGAAAGTTTAGTCATACTTTTACCAGATGAAAATGGAGACAGTTCTGGTGAAATAGTTGTTACAACAGCATTGGGCCAAGTAGTTTTAAATAAACCCTATCAGGCTACAACAGTTTATAACCTAGAAACACCACCCACCAATCCAGTCATACTTGATCTTACTTTGGATATGATTGATAACTACTTGATTGTAAATCCACCGAAAGAAAGAGAACTCAATACAGATGACTCCAGAGCAAGCAACAACAATACAATACTTGATGTTGATTATCTTGAGTTTGATGAATTAGATCAAGATGCACTAGAGTCAGAGGATTTAGAATATACAGAGCTAGATATAGATTACCTTGCTACTAATTTTTTGGAAGATTTACTGGATGTCATACAAGAAGTAGATGAATTGCAAAAAGCTGACGCACAGCTATCTGAACAAGGATTGAAGGGTACAGCAGTTGGTTACGATAGCCAAACTCAAATATCTAGTTTTATAACAGACTCAGAAGTAAAACTTATAAGACAGGTAGAAGATAAGCTAGAAATAAAGGTATCAAAAGACGGCAGTTACGATATTCGTATAGATCAGGAGGGAAAAGTAAACGCTGTAAGCGTGAATGGTGGTACATCTTCAATCATCAATATCAAGCAAGGTAGTTAAATACGTTTACCATCTGGATCGCATTTATGTACCAATTCAAGCTCAAGATCAATATAGTGCTTGGCTTTGAGTAAATCTTGTACTCTATTATCTTTTTTCCGAGTTATGTATTTGAGAACATTACCCATGCAGTAAGACAGATCATTTGCATATATATATTGGATTGGTTGTATGTCTTTCTTGTAATGCTCACCACCCATTTGACTTTGTGTTGCTAATTTTCTTCTCATAAATTCTTTTACTTTGTTGTTGATGTGTGTTTTACTATACATGAATCGTGCACAAATAGGTAAAATAATGGAAGAAAAAGGGTATTCTGATTTTATCACAACCGCAGAGTTAGCCAAGAGATGGCGTAAGTCTCACAGAACTCTTGAAAATTGGAGAGTAGAAGGATATGGACCTAGTTACTCAAAAATTGGTGGTACTGTTTTGTATAAAATCAGAGATATAGAAGATTTTGAGAAAGAATCTTCTATACAAAAAACAAAGAAATGAACTCAAGAAACAAAGGCAGACGAGGCGAGAGAGAGGTTATCGAGGTAATCAAGACTCTCACTGATATACAGTTGGAGGTTAATTACTCTCAAACGTATGGCGGTGGGCATGATTTATTGGGTGCTGAACCTTACGCGATTGAGGTAAAACGTAGGAAAACTATCACACAGGGCGATGTGCGCCAGTGGTGGGTGCAAACATGGGAGCAAGCGGATAAAGTTAGATTGATACCTTGCTTGTGGTACAGGGCAGATAGGCAACAGTGGCAAGTTGTCATACCACATTCCAGCAAACTTTTACCAGATGATGATTTTAACTGCACAGCAACAATAAACCCTGAGTTGTGGGCTAAGATTTACAAGGAACATAAAGATGGCACACAGTAGATTCTCACCATCTGCAGCGAAGCGTTGGATGGCTTGTCCGGGTTCAATACAATTAAGTGAGTCAATACCTTTTGTTATGGATACAACAATGCCGGCAGCCACAGGAACATTGGTTCACCACATGGTAGAGATGTTGTTAAAAGAAAGATTAGAGAATGTCACATTGAGTGACTATTGGCTAGATCGTGAAGAAGAAATAGATGGTTTCAATGTCAAAGTAAACAAGTCAATGATTGATTGCGCAGAAGTATACGTTGATTATGTAAAGAAAAGAAAAGAAGAATTAGAAGGCACTCTATTAATAGAAGAAAAGTTATACATAAATGAAATATCGCCTGATTGTTGGGGAACAGGAGATGCCACAATAATTGGCAAGAAATCAAATCGTATTGCTGTCATAGACCTAAAGTCAGGAAAGTTTCCGGTAGATGTAGAAAACAATCCACAGCTTATGATTTATGGCTTGGGTGCACTAGCAAGATATGGGAACGACAGAACCACATTAGAGCTAACAATAGTACAACCAACCTCATATCACAGAGATGGCAAAATTCGCGCATGGGATATTACTGCGGATAGCTTAGTGGAGTGGGGTTTCGATATTCTAAAACCAGCAATAGATGCTTGTTTAGAAGAAAATCCAGAGTTCATACCTGGTAGGGAGCAATGCAGATTTTGCAGAGCAAAAGATATATGCGAAACATACAAAGAAAGTGAGGTAAAACAATGAGTGACAAACTTGAGACATTTTCATTTGAAGATGGGGTCGAACATAGACTAGACGATATTTCAGATGAAGGTAAATTGATATTTCAGAAATTATCAGTAATAAACAAAGCAATGCGTGATGTGCGAGCAAACACTGATTTTGAACTAGAGAAGTTATCAATTTTAAGTTCACATTACGCAAACAAACTAAAAGAAATAGTAAGCCAAGAAAAGGAGGTAAAACAAAATGAGCCTGAAAGCAATAAGAAGTAAAACCAAGTTAAAACCACCCAAGTTAGTTCTCTATGGTGGTGCGGGTATTGGTAAGACATCGTTTGCAGCAAGTATGAATAAACCCATTTTTGTATTGACAGAGGATGGTATGGGTAAAATCCAATGCGATCATTTTCCGGTATCGAAAGATTATGATTCATTTATTGATAACCTTAATTCATTACTTGAAGAAGATCACGAATACGCAACATTGTGTGTGGATTCTTTGGATTGGTTAGAACCTTTGGTTTGGGAAAAGGTTTGCAGTATTCATGGCAAAAAATCGATTGAGGAATTTGGGTATGGTCGCGGCTATGTAGAAGCATTGAAACAATGGCGCGAATACATAGATGTTCTCAATCGTTTAAGAGATGAAAAGAAAATGACGATTATCCAAATCGCACACAGTCAGATTAAGCGTTTTGAGTCACCTGAGATTGAAGCCTATGATCGCTATGAATTGAAACTGCACAGAAAAGCGAGTGACTTGATACTTGAGCACAGTGATTGTTGTTTCTTTGCTAACTTTAAACTTGGTAGCGTGAAGGTTAAAGGTAAAGGTGGACAAACAACATCAAAAGCGGTGCAAGGTGACAGAGTGCTTTACACACAAGAAAAGCCAGCGTTCTTGGCAAAAAACAGGTATGGATTGCCAGAAGAAATGAGTTTCGATTGGCAAGAAATAAGATCAGCAATTATCGGCAAAAAAGGAGAGTGACATGACCGATTTAACAAAGTACAACCATGATTTTGAAGCAGAAAGAGAAACAAAACCAAAAATTGAAGAGGGAAGACATAACATGACTTTCGTTGGTGACGAAATTATTTTTGGTAATAATGGATGGGAGGCAGTCAAACTCACCTTTGAAATAGAAGGCACGACCTTAAATGTAAGTTACGCTTGCACAATGGCACACGATACAAGTGAAAAAGCTGTAAGTATTGGAATAGAATCTTTGCGCAAGATTGCCAATTCTTTAGGTGTGACTGGCGCTCTTAAAGACCCGGAAAAACAATTCCTTGGAAAGAAATGCAGTGCTGAGTTGGTTGTGAATGACAGAGGTTACTTAGAAATCAAAAGTGATTTTGGTAACACTTTTCAACCAGTAGAAAAAGCAGCAAAGAAAAAACCTACCAAGAAAGAACAAATCAAAGCCGAAGCTGATTTCGTAAAAAAGGCATCAGCAGATGTAGATGACGACTTTGATGATGAAATTCCGTTCTAGTCCTTTTCTTGAACACAGGCCGTCATTATGTTCATACTGTTTAAAACCAGTTGGCGGTCTGCTTTTCCATCATAAAGACAGGTGGTATGCAGCTTGTAGCAGAGAGCACCTGTCAAAAATAAAAAAACAAATTATTACAGGAAAAAGAAATACCTTGAAAGCACCAATGATAAACAACAGCGCAGTCATAGATGCAGTAAGTTCTTGCAAAGATATTTACACCAAACTTGCAAAAGAAAATAAATCTTATGTTATTCATGAATGGAAAAAAGATGACCGGGTAAGATTATTTCATCAAGCAATAAAAGAATATTTAGTTGTATGCACTGAGCAAGCATATCAAGGTTTCTCTTTAGAGGACGATGGTTGACTTAACAAGATATTTAAAAGATGGCATTACCATTGACTCGAATTTCACATTTAGAGGTTCAAGTAAGTCTTTAGATGATCTTATCTATGAAATGTCAAATGAAGGATTGTTAGTAGATTATTTGGAAACGTCAGGCGAATTGGTGCGCGTTAGAGTTGGTGGTGGCAATACACATAGACCAGACAAACATGGTGAGAAAAGTGGTTGGTACACTTTTTTCCAAACAGGTGATTATCAAAACGCAGTTTATGGTAACTGGCGCACCGGTTTACAAAGACAATGGTCTAATTTCGATGTTAATGAGTTAGAGCCAAAACAAAGACAAAAGTTAAAAACAGATTTAGATGAAGCAAAACGTAAAGCAGAGGAAGCAAGAAAGAAAAGGCAAGACGAAGTTGCTGAGTTGTGTCAAAAAAGATTCGCAAGTTACAAAGAACTGACCGAGCATCCTTATCTGGATGCAAAAGGCATCAAGAACGATTACGGATTCAGAGCGCACAGAGATACGCTAGTGATACCTATTTATTCTATGGATGGTGAGATTCGTTCCTTGCAGCACATTGATAAGAAATCAAATAAGCGTTTTGTATCGTCATCAGAGATTAAGGGTAACGTATTCCCGGTAGGATTCGACATCAAGCAAGCGAGTGAGGTGGGTGAACTCGTTGTGGTTGAGGGAGTTGCTACTGGCATAAGCGTACACATGGCGACCAAACTGCCAGTTTTGGTGGTATTTAGCGCAAGTTTTGCCATTGAAGCATTAACAAGATTTAGAAAACACTCACAAGCAAAATTAACATTAGCATTTGATAATGATGAAAATGGGGTGGGCCAGAAAAAAGCCAATGAATGTGCAAACAGTTTAGCTAATACAGTTATTAGACTGCCATCCGTACAAGGTGATTTCAATGATTTACATTTGAGCAAGGGTTTAGATGCAGTTAAATCAGAGATACTTGACAGTAAATTGGGGATTAGACGATATGAAATACGACAATTAGTTGGTAAACCACCAGAGATACAATTTCTTGTTGATCGTCTTATCCCTTTATCTACACCTGGTGTTTTGAGTTCAGTCGGTGGTATTGGTAAATCTTTTATGGCATTAAAACTCGCAATGGATATTGCCAATGGTGGCGGTACATTCATGGGTAAGAATGTTCTGCAATCCGGGAATTCAGTATTGTTTTGTGCAGAGGATAATCGCGAGGAAGTGTGGCGAAGGATAGATGCACTTGATCCAGAAGGCAAACGATTCGATGCGCCTTACGATGTTTTCTGCGTAACCATAGCAGACTTAGGCAAGCCGATGATTCTCTTGTCAGAGGACAATATAAACAGTCAGGCAATGGAGATTGTTGAGGAGTTAAAAGGTATTCCAGATTTAAAAATGGTTGTCTTTGATCCAATACAAAGTTTCGTGTCTGCAAGCTCCCCCATAAGCAATAGCAATGAGTCAGCGCAGTTGTGGTGTCAGTTTTGCGCGAGTATATCGGCACAGTTGGGTTGCACTACTTTAAGTATTCACCACATGAATAAAACTGCATTAACTGGCACTGAGAGCGCGATGGAAGCGAGGGCCAGTATCAGGGGCGCTTCAAGTATTGTGGATGGGATGCGGTTTGCTATGGCGATGTGGTTGCCTAATGAAAAGGAAGTGGAAAGGATTTGTGTGGAGCAAGGTATTGAACCGAATCCAACCAGTGTGGTCCGGGCGGGTGTGGTGAAAAGTAATAGCGGTAATGTGGACACTTCCATTAAAACATTAATCAGAGAGAAAGATTCACCAGTATTGGATATATTAAAAGAGGAAAAAGGGATTACATGGGATTGAACATGAAACAAAAAGAATTATTCGATGAACAAAAAAACGATCTTTTCGGTTGGGATGGTATGCCTGAGTATCAAAATGAAAAACAGCCACGACCAGAAATAACAGCTACTTTTAAATTCAGAAACAAACAGGATTACGATACTTTTCAAGCATTGGTAAAGAAGCATATATATGATGGCAAGAAAGTTTTTGATGGTATGCAAAAAAAGGATAAAAAAAACGCATGGTATCCATTGAATGAAAAAGCCAGTAATTATTACTATGAATCAGATAATCCAAAGAACCCCAGATTCCCTGTATATATAGTTAGTAAAGGCAGATGGGATCGCAACCCAACATCTAGGGCATTGAAAGAGATGGGTGTTCCTTTTTACATGGTGGTTGAGGAAAACGAGAAAGATAAATATTTAAACATCGTAGATGAAAACCAAATACTCATACTGCCACAAAAATATTTAGATGATTACGATACATTCTGGTATGACGATGATCCCAGAAAAGGGCCAGGAGCAGCTAGAAATTTTGTATGGGATCACTCCATTGAAAATGGTCATAAGTGGCATTGGGTAATGGATGATAATTTAGAATCATTTGAAAGATTAAATAACAACATGAAAGTCAAATGTGTGGATGGTACTCCATTGTATGTATGCGAAGATTACGTTTTAAGATATAAAAACATTGCACAAGCGGGCATAAACTATTCAATATTTTGCCCCGCATCAGATTCAAGACCGCCAATAAAAGTAAACACCAGAATATACAGTTGTTTGTTGATTAGAAACGATGTTCCTTATAGGTGGAGAGGGAGATATAACGAGGATACAGATTTAAGTTTAAGGATGATGAAAGATGGTTGGTGTACTGTTCAATTTAATCAGTTTTTATGCGGTAAAAGAGCCACACAAACCATGCGAGGTGGTAACAGTGCTGAATTTTATGATGAAGAAGGCACTAAAAACAAAAGCCAAATGTTAGCTGATATGCACCCAGATGTAGCCAGAGTTGCATGGAAATGGAACAGATGGCATCACCATGTTGATTATTCGCCTTTTAGTAAAAATTCTTTGATTGAGATTGATAACCTAAAAATAAAAAAAGGCATTAACAATTACGGAATGATTTTGAAAACAAAAAATAATTTAGAGTTATAATAAAATGGTAACTACATCTAAGGAAAGAAACATGAAGTGTTGGCATTGCAATACCAATTTAATTTGGGGCGGAGATCACGACATCAATGACGATAATCCTATCGCTGATCCAGATGAATTTTCGATGGTCACGAATTTATCTTGCCCCGCTTGCAATGCATATGTCGAAGTTTATTTGCCAAATGAATTAGAATCATGAGCAAAGGCAGTCGGCCCAGAAAGATATTAAATAAGAAAAAATACAGCGAAAACTGGGACAAAATCTTTGGTAAAAAGAGCAAAAAGAAGAAGTAATGTTGATGAAGTTTTCATCAACCCCTGATGAAGTTTTCATCAACAGTTGATGAAGTTTTGCGCATACAGACTATACTATACTAATGGAGAGATGCGCCTGTGGCGCACTCTCTTAATTTAAGATTGAGTATTAATATTATTATTAATATTAGTTTGAGTATTAGTTTGAGTTTGAGTTTTAGGGAGAGAGATTGTGAAAGAGTATTGGTGGATTGAGAGTGGAGTTCCGAGTAATGAGCAAGCAAGCGGATGCGTGCGCTATGCAGTTTCGCAGTATTCGTTCTCGAAGATCAAGCAAGCGGTGTGGAGGATTTATCGTTTACATCTTGATAGAAAAGATTTAAATGCTTCCGATAAGGTGGTCCTGTATTGTCTATGCGAGCGATTCAGGGTGCAAAGTATGAGCAGTAGGGATGCGGTGGGGTATTTGAGTAAGATGTGTGGATTGAATCGCACGACAGTAGGTAAGAGTATTCAAAACCTGGTGGATGCGGGGGTTTTGTGGATAGTGGAAGAGGGGGAAGTGCGGAAGGCGCACAAGCGGTTGGTAGCGAGGAAGTATTTTAAGAAACACTTTTTAATCGTTGGATTGAGCTTTATATTGAGTTCTGAGGGCTAAATGTGTGGTAGGTAGGGGGTAGGGTAGGGGGTGTGTGCTAAGAACGCCCAGGGAGATGTAAATGCGCCCTTAACACACTTGAAATTAATTGCTTTGCTTGGATAGGTAGTTGTCCCTGAGTTGCTTTGCAAAGTTTAGGAAAGATTTTTTATCTTCATCAGTGTTAGGAATCCATGCTTTTTGCCTTTTTAATCCTTTTTCCTTTTGTTTGCTTTCATAGTTTTTAACATATTTATAATTTGACATTTTTATCCCTCATGTATTTTTGTCTCAATAATTCCTCTGCGCTACTTTCCTCAATCTCTTTTCTTTGATTATTAAAAGAATTGATCAATGAATCGATAACCAGTTGTTTATCTTTTAAATCTAAGTTTTTAAAGCTAGTAAAAATATTTAATATTTTTTCATTAGTATTCATATTTTCTGTGTCTCTTAAAATAATCTCAGTTTTAGTTACTAGTGAGTCTTTTTCTGTTTCTGTTAAAGGCTCTGCATATATCATAGTTTTTAAATCATTTAAGTAACTCATTTATTTATATTACATGATATTTTAATAAGTGTATAATTCTGTAACGAACCATGACTTATCGCATTCCTCGCAGTAATACCAATTTCCGCTTTCACTTGGCTCTAATTCCTCACCGCACTTTTCGCAATCTGTGCTGAAATCTAAACTTTCTGACATTGTTTTACTTCCTTTTGGTTTAAATGACTTAAATATTTGACTGCCAATGCTCGGCTAATAAAAACTTTACCTGAACATATTTTGTACTTAGATTTATTAATCTTTTTGATTTTTAATATTGCTGATTTTTTCACTCTCTGTAAGACCTATTTAAATCATAAGATATTTCGTCAACACTTGGAGTGACCAAGAACTCTGAGCCATTCGATACAATGACAGTCTGGCCGTAATAATTCTTATAAATACATGATATTGAATTACTGGCAATCCTCACGCGCCCACCGCCTATTTTTAACGGATTTATATATGCTGTTATAGTTTCTACTTTTAATCTAGTCATTAGAAAGATACCTCTTGTTTTTCTCATCTTTTGCATATTTATAGAAATCGTAATATTCTCTATCAGAATTAAATGCTTCTTTGCTGACCTGGCACCATTCATCATGAATTTTGAAATGTTCTATATTTCCGCTTTCATATTGATGGGTTGCAAATAAAAATCCATTAACAAATTTGTACGCATTGCCTTCGTATTTTTTTAAAGTAAATATATCGTTTTTAGCCATTTTATTCATGATCTGATAATCCCATGTAATAGTCATCTATTGCTTGCGGTTCTATTTCTTGTTTTTGAAGTTTTAACCTGATGTTGTCTGATTTTTCTATGGCACTTTTTAGCTCTGGAGATATATATTCAGTCATTGCTGATCTGTTAAACTCGCGCCAGTACTTCAATATTCGTTTATCCTTATATTCTTTAGTTAATGTTTTCATATTTCGTTCCATTCACTATCGTAATACTCTGTAACAACATCTTGTTCATAATCTGGTTTTATTTCTACTATTACATTATCGTTGATCCCACTCGCAAGAATATTTTTAGCTTCTTCTATATTCTCTGCTTCCACCTCAAATTTCGAATAGTGTTTTTCTACCATGTGAATTGTGAATTTTTTAGTCATCTTACTTTCTCCCATTTATTAAACATAACAAAGCGCACCCCAAGGGATGCGCTTGATATGTTCAACTGTTCGAGATTGCTTCGTTATAACCAATAACAAAGCCGAGCATTTCTTCTTTAGAATTAAATCTCTTTAAATCATGCCCATAATAATGACCCAAAGTAATAGAATTTTTATTGAATAATAACCCTTCTTTTTTTACACTTTTCTTATTGGCATAAGAATCATACCCATGTTCAATGATATTCTTTTCAAATAATGCGCATTGAAAGGCATAGTAATACTTACTATCACCGCGTAATGAAAAAGTAAGTTTCTCTTTTGCTTGTTTAAACTCGATTTCTCTATCTTTATGAAATCGATCATGCATTCGTTGTAATGTTTCTGGTTGTTGTTTTACTGCTTCCATCTTTATTTTCTCCCTTAGTTATTAAAATTAAATTAAATTTTCGTTAGCGTAGTCACAAAGACTATCAACAATATCAAAAACTGTATTACTAGACTTAACGCCATTAACAAATAATTTTTTGAAACCTTCATCTTCACAGCAAAGGATAAAAATAGCGTCTGTTTCTCCCTCAAATATTGAAACAATATGGTTAGCTTTCTGTTGATAACTTGTCATCTTTATTTTCTCCCGTTAATTAAAAGATAAGTTAATTGTAATGAGTACCTTACTAAATGCAAATATATCTATGTATGTTTTTATGTTGATATATTCCAAAATATGCTCAATTCGTTATATAATAGGGCTTGTGAGGTACTTATCAGTTATTAAAATAATTTCATTATGAAAGAAAAAACTACCAAAAAACGCGCAAAACTAGGAAGAAAGCGCATTGATTTGAGCGATAAAGAAACCTTAAAGAAAATAAAACATCTTGCTGGCCTTGGATTATCGGATCAGGCAATCGCAACATCCTTGGGATGTTCGAGGGCTACTATATTAAGACGTAAACGCGATTCTGCAACATTTGATACAGCTATAAAAGAAGGAAAGATCAAAGCCGTTGCTGACGTTTCTAACGCACTCTATGATTCCGCACTTGGTCGCAATGGCGAAAAGCCCAACACAAGCGCGCAAATATTCTTTCTCAAAAATAGAGGCGCAAGCGAAAACGTAGGCGCATGGAAAGATCGC